TCAAGAACTGTTTTTCGAATGTTAAATCGTCTCAACTTCATAGCTTTGTTTCATATAGTAACCCAGTCTTGCATTAGCCTGTCGTCTAGCGGTTTTGCCTTCAAAATGAATATCAACGATGGTAGGTTGAGGTTTACCCTCGTATATTCTTATGATACGACCAATCAGCTGTGTAAGAAGGGGCTCGTTATTAATTGGAGTTGCCAATATTACGCAACTCAAACAATCTACAGATAGACCTTCTGAGAAAATACTCTGTGTTCCACACAAAATATCTTTATTAGTAAATATTTCTTTAATCATAGCAGGTCTTTCTTCATGGGGTATCTGACCTGTAACACAAATAGAATTATCTCCTATTAGTCTATTACATTGTTTTAAAAAATCAACTCTATCAGATACTACTAATACTTTATGTCCTTGAGCAGCATACTTTGCAGCTAGTAGTGCTATCATATTTTGGTACTCCCAGTTATATGCAATAGCATTTATTCTAGCAGCCCAAGGTGTTTTTGCTCCATCTGGAAATCTTATTCCAGACTTAATCACATTTACTTTTGGTACTAAATAGTTTTCTTTTGGTGGCTTGTAAACATTCGTATTAAAGTAGTCACGAAAGATGACATGCCTACCATCTTTTCTTTCCATTGTACCAGTAAGGCCTATCTTGTACCTTGCTTTACTTGCATCTACAATCCTAGTAAATGTAGGACTAGATACGTGGTGCATTTCATCGAGGATAATTGTTCCAAAAACGTTATTAATATCTTTCATTCTTCGATATAGGGTTTGCACATTTCCTATAACAATAGGAGCATCTATTTCATACCTCCCACTGCCTATAATACCAGGTGTAATTCCAAAGACTTTTTGTGCCTCTTTTTCCCACTGCGATCGTAACGATATTGTGTGTGTTACGATAAGTGTTTTCTGTTGCAACTTATTTGCGATAGCTAACGCAGTAAAAGTCTTTCCCCAACTGACCCAAGCGTTAATTATACAACTATCACTAACATCGTCATAGACTGTCTGTTGCGAAGGTCGTAAAGTAAACTTAAAGTCAAAAGGTTCTATTGGCGATAACTTTCGTTTATCGACTATTTCGTAATCTTCTGGTATTAGATCCGTTCTTCCGCTAGGTAGGGTAACTAAACCCTTTCTAACTATGCCCATATTTTTGATTATGAAAGGTGGGTCTAACGGATTTCTTGGCGGTATTACATATGTAAGTTCATCATCAAGTTTAGACTGCATATCAGCACTTACTTCCATGAAGATTCTATTACTTAATACTGCTTTCATATTTTACGCCAAGTCTTTTTTTGTTTTGTTTCTGAAAAAGAATATAGAATAGAGGGTTGACTGCCCATATAAAGTACACTTGCATAACGCAGTCTTGCTTCGGGTGGACGCTTTACAAAAAATGGAAACGGAATACTATCAACCCATATAAGAGTTGCAATATCCCGTTTCTCTATTTTAGTTATTTTATGACTAATTAGACTACATCTTTTATTCTTTATCCAACGAAAATATTTACCATTACTATCTATATAATTTAGACCTTTGTGATGAACGAAATCTTGAAATCCCTCTATCATCACTTTTAGTTTGTATAAATTTTTATGTGGAGTTTGTAGCCTTCTTAGTCCAAGAGTCTCGCCTTTCATATTTTTATCGTCTACTATTTCTGTATCACAGAATAGTAATCCATCTCTTTGTTCTATTTCATCTGAGTGTAGAACATATACTGGCCATCTAATCTGTTCCAGTTTCATATTTCTTTGCAAACTTACCAAAGGAGTAATCTTCTCCGATATCAAAGTCACAACCAACTGGTGTGCCTGGTATCGATAGTCCTCTATCTTTTTGTATAAACTCTTGAAGTTTCTTACTATATAATTCTACTTCATCTTCTGGCACTTCTGCTAGAATAGAGTCATGAACAAGTGCAAAGATTTTTGCTTTCATACCTGATTCTTTGATATACTTTTGCATATCAATACCACCAAGTAAATTTATATCACTAGACACAGATTGAACAAGAGCATTGATACCGCTACGAACTTCATGAGCAGCGATTGCTCTGTCTGTAGACTTTACATTTGGTAATCTTCTCTTTCTTCCAAAGAAACTATAAATAAATCCTTGTTTCTCAATAATCTTTTTGGAGTTGTCCAACCACTTCTTCAACATGAAGAACTGCTTAAAATAATCTTCGATAACTTCTTTAGCTTCACTTGTGCTAAAATACTTGCCACTATCTTTAGTAACTTGTTCACTTATCTTTTTTGGTCCAGCACCATACATGATGCCGAATGTAACAGCTTTTGCCATTTGTCTTTCTGTTGAATAATACTCAGCAACTTCGTCAACTTCACAGGGTAAATTAAATACTAACTTTGCAATGTTTGAGTGAAAGTTTCCACCATCTTGAAACACCTGTTGAAGCGCTTTATCGTTAGCCAATACGGCTGCACAATAAACTTCTGCTGTTGTTAAGTCCATCGCAACAATTTTATGTCCTGGCTTTGCTTTTATGCAGCCTTTGACAATAGGATTATCACGAGGTATCTGTTGCATATTCATTTTCCCACTCGAAGATAGACGACCAGATGTTGTTCCGTGCAGATTGAAACCTGTACGAAGTCTGCTGTCCATATCAAGAGCAGGAATAATTTTATCAAGATATGTACTCTTGATTTTTACTTTCTGTCGAATATCGAGAACAAGCTGTGGAACAGCATGCTCTTCGGCTAACTGCCCAAGAACTTCCGCATCAGTTGAGTCAGCTCCAGTGCCTGTTTTCTTTCCTGTTGGTTTTAACCCGATATAATCGAACAGAAGGGAACGAAGTTGCATTGTACTATTGGGATTGAAATCTTTACCTTGAGCTTTCTCAAACATTTGAACTTCTTTAAATTCATATAATTTGCTTACTGCTTCATCAATATCTTCTTGCATCAGCACCGATGATTTTTCGAGTCGTTCTCTATCAAAGGGAACACCATTACTCTCTACATCAAGAAGAAACTCTGTTGCAGGAAGAAGAATATTACGATAAACATTCATAAGTTTATCATTCCCTTCTAGCTTAGGTAAAAACTTCTGGTAAATGAGAAAAGTACAAACTGCGTCCATTGCTGCGTAATCTTTCATAACTTCATACGGAATCATATCCCATGTGAAATCTTGTTTGAGTAAGCCATTACGCTTACGAAAGGAATCTATCCAATCGTACATTGGTTTCTCATAATCTCCGAAAGGAGTATATTTGAGAGCGAGTTGTTTTAGGCCGTGAGTGCCTGGATTCTCATTTAATGTATAATGCATTAACATTGTATCTTCAAAGTTTGGAAACTCAAATCCAAAGTGATACTTAAAGAAAGCAATATCAAACTTACTATTATGAAATACTACTTTCTTTTTATTAAATATCTGCTGTAAAAGAGCTTCACAGGTTGAATCAATACAATCTGTAAGAAAGTAAGCCCCATGATTTTCCTTATACGCTAAACTTATACCAATCATATATCCATCACGCGGATATAAACTTGTTGTCTCTGAGTCAAGTGCAATAAAGTCATTCTCATGGTCTCTTGCTTCTATTAAAAATCTACTCAGTTCTCTATTATCTGTTATTCCAAAACAATGTTCACTATCTAGTTTCTCTTGTTTTAGTTCTCCAGATATATATTTTACTATATTATCTCTAGACTCTATCCATGTTTTCTTTGCTTCAGGCTTAAATGTAAGCATAGCTGGATTAATCACAGGTAGGAATTTGTCTTCAACTATTCTACCCGTATATTCCGTAATGGAAGTAATTTTAGTAAAATGCTTCAGAGGTTCCGAACCTACTAGAATAACCCAGTCATACTTCTCGAGATCAATGTTAATATCAACATCTCTCTTTAACACTTTTTTAATTTGTGGATTCGAGCAGAGAACATAAGAATCAAACTGAATCTTATTCTCAAAAAGTTCAAAGAACTTATTTCTGCTTGGTTTACTTTCTATTAATGCTATTTTTTTCATATTATATATTATACTAAATTTTTGACCTTGTGTCAAGTATTATTTTTTACTAACTGTTAGCTTTAACACAAGCTTGATTTTCTCTAGGAGATACAAATTTTAAATTATCTACATGGGGGTTAAGCCTGTTATCGTCTTTGTGGTCTATAGAAAAGAAAGGTCGTAGTGATTTTTTAAATTCTAAAGGTATATCTTTCCACCAAGGTTTTAAAGTATCAGGACATTCTTCTTCTATGTCTAACCAAGCATCAGCAACTAATACATGTACTTTAACACTTCTTGATTGTTGTTGGGTATTATGATTAAAAGTTACGCCATCTTTATTCACATAAGATAGACACTCTACTGGTATCTGTAGTCTAACTGCGGGATATTTAATACCATGAGAGCCTACACCAGCCCAACCCAGAATTAGTCCGTCTTTATATCTTTTGTAGCTTACTACAAGACCGTCCTTAGCAATTTCATAGCCAGGTATTACATGTCCTTGATATACTAGAGGTCTAAACTCTTGACCATTTAGCTCTGGGACTGCCTCTTTTATCTTCATCGTCTCGTCTGTTTGTGTTCGGCTTTTTCCAAATGCATAGTCTGTTTTAATTTTATCTGTCATATAAATTCTCCTTTAATTTTTGTACTGATACCTCGCTCAATGCTCCTGCATCTCCTAGGTCAGAGGGTATCCTTACATTGTAATGTTTTAACTCTGCTTCATCACAGATTTTTGTAACTTTTTCTACTGCTCCTTGACCTGCATCATCAGGGTCAAAGAAAATGTCTATTTGTTCTACTCCTCTCATTTTTAAAAGTTGTAGCTTATCTTTAGTTATATTTGATATACCAAAACAACAAAGAGCATTTGTCAATCCTTTGTCATGTAAGTTTATTACATCAAATATACCTTCCACTAGTAATACTCTACCTTTTATAGGAGTAACATTAGCAGGAAAGATTGGTAACTTTACTCTTGGAGGGTGAAAAATATATTTAGGTTGCCCCGTTATATTTTTCTCTTGCATAACTCGTCCATTAAATGCTACTATTTTTCCTGTGATATCTCTAACAGGAAATACTATTCTACTAGTAAATGGGGATTCTGCACTAAGGAAAGCTTCAAATTTTTTGTATGTTTCTGCTTTTATATTTCTTAGTGTTCCAGTAAAAGGCACTATGTCTCTAGGTAGTTGTAATCCTATAGATTCAGATCGTTTACGATCAATTGTTTGTTTTACTTTTTCTCTTTTTATATCTAAAAAATTACTTGGTTTATTAAATAGTTTGAATATATTACCCTTGTATCCACAAGAGAAACAGTTAAATACTCCTGTAATTTTATCTATTCTCATACTAGGGTTACTGTCATCATGCTCTGGATTTAAACACGATACAACATAATCAGCAGGAGACTGCTTAAAAGCTATTTTTTCTTCTACTAATAGTTCTTCTACTGTCATTCTTGATAAACTTTTCCTCTGTCTGTTATTAAGAATCCGTTTAAGTGGTCAAACTCGTGTTGAATCACTCTTGCATCGAATCCTTTAAATTTTCTTTTTATTTCTTTTCCTTCTAAATCTGTGTATTTTAATGTAATACTATGTGAGCGTCTTACTCTAACATGCGCTCCAGGGCAACTGAGGCACCCTTCCCAATCTGTTTTTGTGTAACTACTTCTTTCTACTATTTTTGGATTAATAAAAACTTGTGGAGGATTTCCTGCTAAGAAAACTCTGATTGGGTGTCCTATTTGAATCGCAGAAATTCCTATACCATTATGCTTTTTCATGGTATCTTCCATATCTTTTAGTATCTTTGGGTCTACCTTAGATACTTCTTTTGATACTTGTCTCAGTATTTTTTCATTTGTTACTATCATACTTAATTTCTTTTGGTAAATTTTTACCACAGTGTGGACACACCAATGGTAACCCTAATAATGTTCTGTATATGCAGTCTTTAATGTATGAAATCATCGCCATACTCTAGTTCCATCTCTGCTTCATACATTGGTCTAAATTCCTCTAGTGTAGGTATTTCTACATAAATATCACTACTAAGATTGTATTCGTGTAATTTTCTTACATATACTATGTATGCTGTTTGTAGTTGTTTCTCTGTATATAAAATCATAACTCCCTTAATATTTTTACTACTTTTTCTTGCGTGTACCATAAACCATTGAAAAACATTTTATTGTGAGTATCTCTTTCTTCTATTACCCATCTTTTTATACCTATACAGGTCTTCTCCATAAATAGTCTATGTGTTTCTGTGTCGTCTATTAATAGTCTCATAAATCTTGTGCTTCTTCTCCTTCTAAGCCTAATCCCATATCTTCTTTCATTTTTTCTTTTTCTGCTGGAGTTAGTGCTGAAGCGGGACCGATCTTCAACGACTTCCAGTTTACATTACTTGAGAAACCTTTTACTTCATTGTTTCTCATTTTGGTACAGTTAAATGTCATACACTGGTCTGCAGGTTCCCAAGTTTCAAGGGAATAAGCTGCATCAGCTGCATCTAATATACCTTTTGCAAATCTAGCCTCTCCACTAGAATCTGTTTGATACGGAGCAAAAACTAAAGTTTCATACTCTTGAGCATAAGACTTTAGTTTCTTACTTATTTCAATCTGCTCCTGCCAGTCATACTGACTGTTTCTGCCTGGTGCATTGTGGCGGCGAACTTGGTTTAGATAATCTACGATTACGATACCAATGTCTGAACGACTAACCCTCTTATCGAGTTCGCTTTGAATTTTTGAGAGAGTGAGGGCTGGATCATAGATTACATCTAATTGCCTGTCTTCGTGTAAAGGATTCTTTGTTAACTTCCTATGGAATTCATCAAAGTCTCTATGTGATTCATATTCTCTGAGTAATTCGTCTCCACCCTGAAAACGATTTGCCCACCAACCAGCAACAAGGTTCCATTCTTCTGTATTCATGACTTTATCACGAATGTTAGTAAATGTAACTCCTGTACTGATAGAACACATTCTTTGTAGGATAGAACGACTATCCATCTCAATAGTGAAATAAATAGCAGTTCTGCCTGAATCATACACATTAACAGCAAGGTTACAGGAAGTCAAAGACTTACCAGAACCTCGTCTACCACCAACAAGCACTAGGTCTTTGGGTGAAAATTTGACGCTTGCGTCATAGTCTGTGTTTAATCCTAAAGGTAAATACTTCGCTCGTTGCTCATCATCTTCAAATAATGTGATAGTTTGCATACTCTCTGAAGGAGGTGTTACATCTACCTTATCACTTACATTTAGGACTATTTCTTGTAATTGTTCTATATTTTCTTCTGCACTAGCCATAGTGACAGTTTTATCTACATAGGTATCTAACTCATTTAGAATTTCGGTTTGAGTGTATTCATTCTTGAGATAGTCGAGTAGCATGTCTGCGCCTACTTCAACATCAATAGATTCTATTGCAGATAGTTTTTCTTGTATTCTCTGGTCTCGCTGACCAGCTTTGAGTTCCTCAAAGGTTGGGAGAGATTGATAATTATCAACGTGCTTTTCCAAGATGCCAAAAATCCCTCGGTACTCATTTGGTAAGTAAATTTCTTTTACCTGAGCCCAAGTATCTAAATCTTGTTCTATAACTATTTGTTTTAGTAATGCACTGGCAATATTCATCTATATCTCTCTCAAAAAAAGGGAGGGATTGCCCCTCCCTGCTAAATATTGCTAGTTAGCCTATTTCTTTTCTAGCTGCACCATTGTAATCAGCACATTGTAGACCTCTTCTGGTCAACATTGTTTTGACGCCTCTTACAGTTTTGCCAATATTATCAGCAATTTCTTGTACAGTCATCTCAGAAATGTCAAGGTCAGCTAGTACGTCAGCTTTGCTTGAACCTTTTGTATGCTCTTGCTTAGGAATAGCATTGATGTCACCACTTCTAAGTAATGAAAGAGCTTTACCTCTGATTGAGTTTACAGATTTGCCAAGTGCGTCTGCGATAGCTTCTACAAAAGCGCCATCGTTAACCATTGATACAAACTGCTCTTCTTCTTGAGGAGTATAAGTTCTTACACTTTCTGGCTTAGGAGCTGGTTTAACATGCTCTGTTAGTTCCATAGAAAGAATTTTTCCTTGAATAGACTTCGCACTAAATGCTCCACCTTCAAAGTTTGATGCAATCTCAGCATATGTGTATGCACCAGAGTTATCTTGAACAAAGTTCGATAATGTTGCTTCTTGGTCTTCTGAAAAAGACTTAGAAGCTGAAGCTGATGCTAACTCAACATCAAATCCCATTTTTCTTAGCTTAGAAGAAACACTTCTTGTTGAAGTTTCTAATTCTTCCGCAGCATCTGCAACCATTGCCTGTGTTACAGGGCTATTGTCACCAACGAAATCCACTAGTTGCTGTGTTCTTTCGTCTGTCCATTTTGGTAATGCCATATTAATTTTCCTTAATTAATTGTTTAATGTTATTATAAATTGTTATACCCATATCTTGGGCTTTATTCGTTTTTGCTGACTCTATTCCACTTTCGTTTAATAGAATCGTTACTTTACTTGTAAGGTTATCCTTTGTCTCAAAACCATGACTTTGTAAAACTTTTTGAGCTGCTGCCTTAGTTGGATAGCTCTTTAGTTTACCTGTTATACAAACCACACCTTTTGTGTAGCTGACTTTAGGCTTCTCACAAGAAAATGAAAAAGGCAACTCATTATACTCGTTTAGATAAAATACATCATCTAACCAGTTCGTAAGATTCGACGCCGCTTTAGGACCGAGACCACTATCTATACATTTTTGGTAGGTTATCTCTGAAATATTCGAGACCTGTTTGGTCAATTTATTAGATGCGCTCGAGCCTATCAGCGGTATCGAAAAAGCTGGAAGGAGTGTTGTTAAGTCTGCTGATTTAGAATTTTCTATCTCAGCAAACAACTTAGTCCCCAGCTTCTCCGAATCTAGAAGCTCTATGAGTTCCTGTTCTGTGAAAGAATAGATTTCATGGTAATCTTGCAAATCTAACTTTTCAATTGTTGCTTTTCCTAATCCTTTAATCTTTAAAGTCTTAACAAAGTGTTCAATCTTTTTAGAGCTTTGAGCAAGACAACTTGAATTTCTACAAAATAACTGATCCTTTACAATGTCTAGTTCAGTGTTGCACACTGGACAATGTGTGGGTATAATTATTTCTCTCAAATTCTGCCTCTCTTTCATTTTTATAATTATATTATACTAAAGATTTAACCATCTGTCAAGAACTATTTTTTGGGAAGTCCCGTAGAATAAGGGACGAAATTTTGAAACACTCTGTATGCCCTCCAAATTTTTGTTTGGGCTTATAACTATCATGTTCAAACTTTTTATGCAGTGCTTGTTCAAACTTCCAGCAATTATAGATCGTGTCATGAAAAGTTCGTTGAATACGTAAGTCATATCCTTTGAAGCCACGACTCCTTTTAATTACATGGCGCCAGTCTTTTCCACTAGCGATTCCGACTTTAATACATTCTCTTTCAAATGTCTTTTGATTTACTAGGATTACCCCATACAAAACACCCTCTCTTTCTTTTTCGTGAGGGTGATTATCGAAATAAGTTTGGTTGTAAACTCCACTCATGCTAAGACTAGCGGAGTAAGATAGCGAAGTAGTCCAGAACCTAATACTAACATAGCTACTGCATTTAGTATAATTAAGGCTCGGTCTCGCCATAGAAGAGCTACCCATAACCATAGGCTAACTCCAATAAAAGATAAAACTAAATCTGCAAAAGGATAAAGTCCTTCAGCTCGAAACATCATTGCGCAGAGTAGTATAGTAGAGCCTACCCACTTAACATACCAATCTAATGTTTGTTTAGGGGTAGCACTTTTATATATTCTTTTACTATTTTCTACTTCTTCTTTTGAGTATTTCATTTAATTCTTCTATTCTTTTATATAATTCGTATATTTGTTTTTGTTGTTCTGCTATTGTTTGTTTTAGGACTTCTTCTCTATTCATTATATTCCTTATAGAAATCCATCATGTCATTCCACCTCATGAAGGCTTGCCTTTCTGATACCCAGTACCAGCCTTGCCATTTATGTTCAAGTAAGTCATATTTACTTTCAATGTATGTTGTAGTTTCTTTATCCATCTACTCTCCTCAATACTTGTGGAATTATTTTACCTGCTCGTATTACTTCTATTTTGCAACCTAATTCTAAATTAAGTGCTTCAATTATTGATTTATTGTGAAGTGTTGCTTTTGATACTGCAGCTCCTTCTATGTCAATAGTGTCAAAATGTGCTACTGGAGAAACTGCTCCAGACTTTCCTACTTGCCATGTAACTTCTCGGAGCGTGGTGACTACTCCTGTTTCCTGTTTCTTTAGAGCAAAAGCTCCTCTAGGGTGATGGCTAGTATAACCGTAATAATCAAACCTATCGTTTTTAATTACACGAAATACAGAGCCATCTTGCGGGAACTGGGTGTAGTCACCATCGATGGCACTCTCAAGACCAAGGTTTGATATAAACCTCATGTCTGAGAGGTAATTGTCTGTTGGGTATGGAGAGACTCCATGTGCTATAAAATGTAAGTCTCTCGTTTTAAATTCTTTGGAGTCTTTTAAACTAAGCGCTCCTGCTGCGTAATTCCTTGCATTAGGAATTGTTTTAGGTGCTACTACTTCTCCTGATATTTGTAGCACTCCTTCATAATCTATTGTTTCTGGAACTAAATGTCTTATATTGTGTGTTATATCTAGTCCTTCTATTCCGTCACCTCTTGTCAATGCTTTCTGAAACTCTCCTCCACCATATAGAATACTAACTGCGGCACCATCAAGTTTTGCAGTAGTAACGAAATCGTCAGTCCCCCAATCTGGAGGACTGTCGATACCACTTATTACTTTCTGGAGGGAAAACAATGGAAACAAGTGCTTATATCTTCGTTCATAAGAACTTTTATAACCGATACTTTCTTCTGTAGCCATTGTCTGTAAGTAATCGAAAATCTCATCACTCATGATGGGCGACCCACCATAATAGGCTTCTTTTGCTCTTTTTATAAGATTTTCTAACATTATATTATTATACTAAAAATTTAACCATTTGTCAAGAACTATTTTCCGATATGTTCAACATCTTCTCGAGGGATTACTTGGTATGCACCTTTGTTGTATGCTGGTGCAACAGTATATTTCTTACTGATTTCGACTTTCCACGAGTTGTCTACTTTTGTTCCTTTGCCCGCATTGGTGGAGCTGACTGGAATCGAACCAGCGACCTTCGCAGTGCAAGTGCGACGCTCTCCCTGCTGAGCTACAGCCCCTCGTTGTTTGGTATCCCGTACAGGACTCGAACCTGTGTTGCTAGGATGAAAACCTAGTGTCCTAGACCGACTAGACGAACGGGACTTGCGTTTGATTTTGCGACCATATTGGTCATAATTTAGACTTCCTTTTATTATCATAATGTATATTATAACAACTTTTTAAGGATATGTCAAGTACTATTTTTAGTTCTGGTAAATTTCATCTAAAATTTCTTTGAACTCATTTTCAAGTATGGTTTTACTTTCTGCTAAGGATAATACTTCAACTAATCCTGCAAATAGTTCCTGCACGTTCTCTAGGTCTATAGGCATAGTAATGCCTTCCCTTGAGGGCAACCATTCTTCATCAAAATCTAAATAATATTTACGTAGGGAAAGATACTCAACTCCACGAAAAGTATTTATAACTAATCGTACTTGTTCAGTATCTTTTTCATTGATAACTCTTTCATATATACTGGGTGCACTAAGATCAATCATTTTTAATTATCCTATTCAATGGAACAATGCTAGTAACATTCTTCGGCATTAATAAACGATAAGAGTCCGTATCCCAACAAAATAGGAGAACTGTATCATGTGCTTCTTTAGCTCGGTTTTTCTTTTCCTTTATGTAGGGAGTAGAAAAGTCCCGAGTGCATATATTATATTTTAGTCTGCGTGAGTTCTTACTTCTGTAAGTGATGACAGCATCGCCTGCTTCATCTATTTTCTTTTTAAATTCATCTTTTGTCATATTTCCTCCAGTAGTATCTAACAAATGATAATTTGAATTGTACTGCTGTTGGTCTCTATATCAAGATGCAAAAAACTAGGGCAGTCTACACTACCCTAGTGAAAAACTAAACTAAATTAATTGTTTAAGTTATTTACTATACCTGTAAAGTATACTGCTGCTTTACCAGTTAACTTTGATATAATAGCAGCATCAACTTCTTGACCTGCATCTGTCAAAGCACTTGTAAGGTCGGCTTGTGCGCCTGCAACACTTACTCTACCACCACCGCTAGAACCGCTAGAACTACTTCTTGCTGGTGTTTTTCTGACATATACACCTGCCTTTGTAAGTATCATTCTAACACCGTTAGGAGATTCCTCTAACTGTTCTGCGATATCTTTTACTACTTCCATACTATTTTCTGGAGTAGGTTCTTCAGCGACATACATGTCGACTGCTTCTTGTTTTTTCTCGTCTGTCCAAGACATATTCTTTCTCCTTTTATTTTTGTAAGATTCTGGCAAGCCGGGACACCACCCTGTCGCTTGTCTCATTTGCATGTAAAATCTATCACTCATATATTTATATTATATAAGATTTTAAACGC